CAATGTTCATGATCAATGCTTTGATTTAAAAGTTCAAGTTCTTGAAAATAAAAAACATCTGCAAGAGTGGGTAGACAAGATATGATAGAGCATTTTAAAAAGTTTAATGACTATGGCAAGGGTTTACTGCCATTATCATTTAGCCACCTTAATGAATTTGCCTTTTACAGAGAAAGATGGGCATTGAGACGTATATTTGGTTATCAGTTCCCAAGTTCAGCACCTGCTGAAAGAGGAAAAGCTGTTGAATCTGGTTTAAATATGATTTTGCAAGGTGTTTCATTAGAAGAAGCATCAGAAAAAACAGTAGCTGAATTTGATGGTAACTGTATAGGAATGACAGACCCAAAAGTAGAACTTGAAAGAGCAAACTTAGTACCTTTATTAGAACTTGGTGCAAGTAAATTTAAAGAACATGCTTTTCAATGGGATTTATTAGGTTATCAAAAGAAAGTTGAAGTATCAATTAAGGGCATACCTTTTATTGGTTATACAGATTTTCATTTTGAAGATAAAAAAACAAAAGAAGATTTCTTTATTGATTTAAAAACGTCTAAAACAAATCCACTACAAATGTCTACAAGTCATGCTATGCAACAGTCTATTTATCATAAAGCGACTAATGCAAGGCAAATGCTATGGTATTTAAAAACACCAACAAAGACTAAAGCACCAGAATTTACTCAATTAGAATTAGCAAGTTATGACCACCATATGAAAATATGTGAGCATATTGTTAATGTAATGGGTAATTATTTAGAAACTGTTAATAGTCCAGATGACGTTAAAAACTCTTTAGTTCCAAACCCAGATAATTGGATATGGAAAGAAGAAACTGTTTTAAATGCAAGAAAGGAAGTCTGGGGATATTAAAAAACCAAAAAACCCCTTTAGGTTTTGCTTAAAGGGGTTATAATAAACAAAAGTTAAATTGGAGAAGACAATGTTTATAGAAGAAAACTCAAAGCCTAAAGAGAAATTAAAAGCTTGGTATCTTTTCACAGATGATTTTATTGCAGGTACTCAACACCTCACAAATGAGCAAGTAGGGATATATATTCGCTTATTGTGTTGGAATTGGAATAAAAAATGCTCTGGAATACCAATAGATGAAAATATTTATTATAGAATAGCTAGTTGTATATCTCAAAGTGAGCAAATATCCTGCAAAACTATAATTGAGGAATTTTTTATACAAGTTAAAGATCATTATCAAAACGAAAGACAACTTCAAGAATACCTTTATATTACAAGGCGAGTTGAAGCTTCAAAACTTAATGGAAAGTTAGGAGGAAGACCTGTAAAAAAACCTAGCATAGAACCTAGAGTACAACCTAGCACAAACCCCCCTACCACTACCTCTACCCCTACTACTACCTCTAACCCCAAACCAAAGTTAAAAGATGTTTCTCTTTTTAATATGTTTTGGGATAAAGTGAACAATAAGGTTAGTAAAGGTATAGCTGAAAAAAATTATCTTAAATTAGATGAAGAATGGCTTAATAAACCACAAGATTTGGCTATCATGTATAATAAATATTGTAGTTCAATAGAAGATAAACAATTTGTTAAACAACCTGCATTTTGGTTAACTGCAAAAAAGTATTTAGATGAACAAGCTAAAAAAGAAGAAATATCAAATTCAGAACCTTATTTTCATAGGTTAAAAGTCTTTCAAGATGCTGTTGAAAATAAAAAGGGCAGTAGTTTCGTGTCTAAATATGCAAAACAACACCCATATGATGTGCAAAGAGCCATTAACGAGGGTAAATTTAGCAAAGAAGATGCTATTAAGTATTTAGAAATGGGAAGTTGGGTAGAATGATGCAGGATATGATTAACAATCCATTGCATTATAATACTTCTGAAATTGAATGTATTGATGCTATTGAAGCTATGTTAGGTGATGAGTTCCCTGCATATCTTCAAGGGAATATAACTAAATACCTTTGGCGATTTAAAAATAAAAATGGTGTTGAAGATTTAAAAAAAGCACAATGGTATTTAAATAAATTAATAAACCAATATGAAATGGAGGTATAAATGCCTAAAGGAAGTATAGATCATTGTGCAGATTGCAAGATAAGACTTAAAAACACTAAACATGAAAGAACAAAAGCAACATTATGTCCAGATTGTAGGGGCAATGCTCACACAAATTATAAAACAAAAGAATTAACAAACAATTTGGCTTTAAGAAATAGTAAGATGACAAAAGAAGAATTAGAAATAAGTGATAATGCTTTTGCAAATGAAAAGTTTTCTAAGTGGGCTGAAAAACAAGATGCTATGGAAGTTGGTAGGGTTATAATTCAATCAACCCACAATGCTTCTTATGGTGTTTCACCATTAGCAGATATAATGAAACCATCTGATACAAATCAGCATAGAAATAAAAAGGAAACAAAAAAAGAAGGGGTAAACTGTGACTAAAATAATGTTTTTGGATAATGGTTTAACACCAGAAGAACAAGAACAAGCAGATAATGTTTATGAAACTTTGATGTCAGACGTTAAAAGCATAAATAATAAGCTATATCAAACACTAAGATTAAGAGAATTAACAGAAAAAGATGTTTATAAGTTAATTAATAGTAAAAACAAAAACATTAAAATTAATGAAAAAGAACAATTTGAATTTTGGGGAAATTAAATGATGAGTATTATAAAAGGTCATACAAGTATCTTTGAATTAATTGGAGATGCTTACAGTAAAAGAGATATACAAAGGTTTTATTATTCTTATGGATTATGTGTAAGAGCAAAGACAAACATGAAGAAATTACATAAATATTTAATTAACAGGCATAACTTTAATAGAATTGATTGTGCTAATTTACTTAAACAAGCTAGAATTAAAAGGGCATAATATGAAAATAGAACAAATAAATATTGATGATGTAATACCCTATCATAATAACCCCAGAAAAAATCAAGCAGTTGATAAAGTTGCAAGTTCGATTATAGAGTTTGGCTTTCAGCAACCTATTGTAGTTGATAAAAATATGGTTGTTATAGTAGGGCATACAAGGTTATTAGCATCAAGAAAGCTAAAATTAGAAAAAGTACCAGTAACAATAGCTGATTTAGATGAAAATAAAGCAAAAGCATATAGAATAGCAGATAATAGATTAAGTGAAGAAAGTATATGGGACGATGAATTATTAAAAATAGAGCTTTCTGAAATAGGTGAAACTAATATTACTGGTTTTGATGAAGGTGAAATAAATAATATATTTGAAGAAATAGAAGATGAAGATGCTCCAGAAATTAAATTCTCTGAAGAAATTGGAGAAATGAATAATTATATAGTTTTATGTTTTGATAATGATCTGGATTGGTTGTCTGCTCAAACTCATTTTAATTTAGAAACTGTTAATAGTAAAAGGCAAAATGGCAAAGAATGGAGCAAAGGAGTTGGTAGGGTCTTAGATGGTGGTAAATATTTAACAGGGTTACATTCATGAAATTAATATCACCAAGTTATAAAAGATCAAAAAATGTCAAAACACATAAATTAATTGAAAATATTACATATGCTGTTCATGAATTTGAAGCAGATAGTTATAAAAATGAAGGTTATGATGTAATAGTATTGCCAGATTCAACAAGAGGTAATATACCTAAGGTTAGAAATTGGATATTAGAACAGAATTATAATGATGTAATAGTGTTTATTGATGATGATATAGAGCATTTTAATTATTGGCAAAATTGTGTTCATATAAAATTAAAAGGCGATAAATTAATTGAACATATTGAATCAATGCTAAATATTGCTTTAGAATGGGGTGTAACCTTGTTTGGAGTAAATCCTGCAAGTGATAAAGGTTCATATAGAGAATATACCCCTTTTAGCACTACAAGTTATATATCAAGTTCTTTCCAAGGGTTGATTAAATGCAAATATAAGTATGATATAAATCTACCATTGAAAGAGGATTATGATTTATGTATACAAATATGCAATGCTGAAAGAAAAATTTTAAGGTTTAATCAGTATTCATTAACAAAAAAAGATCATGGAAACATTGGAGGTTGTGCAGATTATCGAACATTAGAAAGGGAAAAATCACAGTTTAATGTTTTTCAGAAAAAATGGGGAAATCAAATTGTAAAGCAAGATAAATCAAGCAAAGGATTTGACATAAACCCAATAGTTAAAATACCTATAGGGGGTGTTTAATAAAAGTTACTTTTACTCAAAGGGATAAAGAGGATTATGGCAAGACCAAAGAAATATCAAATTGATACAGCACAAGTTAAAAAACTATCTAGTTTAGGTTGTACGAATAAAGAAATGGGTGACTTTTTTGGTTGTTCAGCAGACTTATTAGAAAAGAGTTATTCGGAATTTCTGACAAAAGGCAGGGCAGAGCAAAAATTAAGACTAAGACAGTTGCAATGGAAAGCCTGTGAAAGTGGCAATGTTGCTATGTTAATCTTCTTAGGAAAGAATATGTTAGGGCAACAAGATAGAATAGAGGAAACTCAATTAGAAGAACCTTTACCATGGACTAATTAATGCCATTAACAAAACCACAAACAGCAGTAATTAAAAGTAAATCAAGGTTTAGAGTATTAATAACTGGTAGAAGATTTGGTAAAACTTACCTAGCTATTAATGAATTAGCTAAGTTTGCTAGTCAATCTAATAAGAAAGTTTGGTATATAGCACCAACTTATAGGCAAGCTAAACAAATATGTTGGAATGATTTAAAAGATAGATTGATTCAGCATAGATGG